CCCGGAACGCCCGTGGTAACCAAAGTTGAAATTGATGCTCGTCCTAGAGTTAATATTAGCACCACAGCACCATCAGGATTGGTAGAAGGTATTGAATATTGGCTGACTACTGATGTCGGCACATTTGATGATGCCAATCGCAGTTATACATTGATAGCCACCAAGAAGCCAGTAGGTGGAGGTGTTTATACATCCAGCACCGCAGTGGTATTAGACTATGACAACCTTGGCACTACAAACTTCTATGTTAAGACACGAGGATTTAACACCAACACCGTAGGTCCTTATAGCACACCAAGCGGATTAGTTGAATTTGCTCCAAGACAGACTACCAACGCCATTGACGCTAACACACAGGCCTATGATGCCACAGGCGGACTGCTAGGTGCTCTAGCATTGACTACCTTGCTAGGCAAGTTGAGTGATTTGTTCCCAACCGCTACTGGCAGTATCTTTGATAAGATATTTGAAACATTTAAGGATGTTACCGGTATTGACTTAGTAGGTGATGCAGTTGCAGGAGACTTAGTTGTTGCCAGTGAATTATCCATTAAGGCAGACGGAAGCAGTCTTGGTGCTACTACTAACAGTATTGACTTTATTGGTCCTATTGAAGCCAGCGGTAGTGGTGCCATTGAAGTTAAACTAAAAGACGGAACAAAGAACAAAGATGTTCTTGCTTGGAATAGTGCGGATCAAGAGTGGCAGACTATTAGTGATTGTCTTGACTGCGATTTTGATGATGTGCCCCCAGCGTCTGGGCCCGAAGCCGATTGTATTCTTAAAGTTGCAAGTACTCTACCAACAAATAATTTCCAAGGCAGCGGTAGCATTTGTCCAACATCAACTACTGTTCCTTTCAAAGGTAGTTATTTTATTAAATTTAATATTATACCAGGTAGAAAGCCTGCAACTCCACTTACCCCTGGCAGTATAACAATCACAACAGACTTCAAACACACTATTGCCAAGGCAGGTAACACTGACTTCAGTTGGTGGGGAGCACCCAACAACACGGTTGGAACTCAATGGTTTGCTACAAGCCCAACTAAAAACTTCCCAATTGGTAAAACCGTAAAAGAAATTACCGTTGGCAAGCGTTATAGTATTAAATCTCTTAAGGCAGCAACCGATACTACCAGCACGGCTGCAGAAATAAAAGCCCGCTGGGAAGGCATTGGTTGGGAAGGTGCAACGGCAAATGCAAACCCTGCCGTTGGCAATGAATTCACAGCCACAGCAGTTGGCACTTTTACCGGTTTTGTTGATAAGGTTAATGGTTCCGGATATGTCTATGGACAAGGAGAATTAAAAGAGGCTATCTCTCTAGTTGCTCCATTAGTCAAAGGCACAGGCAGTTTCAAACTATATGGAACTGATGGCGTTCTTGAACAAACATTGACAATAGCAAATTGTATCATACACAATGATGTCATTGAAATTCCTTTTAAAGATAGAAGCCCAGGAAAAGATTATTATATCATTTGGGAAGAAGGTATTGTTACTAATTGCACCTGCGAAAATACCGCAGTTGATAATGCCTCAACCTGGACATTTACCACAAGTGAAGCACCAGTTAATCCGTATCTTTTAGCATCAACTTCTCCAACAGCCATTGCCAGCGACGGTGAAACCAACGATGTCTATGAAAGAAGTAGAATAGATTTTTCACAATTGCCAAGCGGTTCATTGTGTTCTAATGCTACAAAAATGATACTTAATTTTTCAGGTAAAGTTCTTAAAGGCAGTGATAGTATCACAATCAAAGATAGAATAACAGGAACAACGGTTGCCACTCTTCCAGTAAGTTCTTCAACATTAACTTATACCACTAACCCTACTACTGGTGTAGTCACTGCTACCAAAGTAGATTTTGGAACAATACCTACATTAGACAAAGGCAAGTTCTTTAATGTTAGTGCCCCAGTAGGATTGTTGGTTAGTGAAAGTGTGGCGTCAAGTTATACCTACTGCGATAAAACCACAGCAGTTGCGGCACCCCCACAAAGACAAAGTCGTGCTAAAACT